TTTATTCATTCATTAGTTATTAAGGTACATATCAACTGCGGTGTCAATTAGTTCATCTCTTTCTGGAGAGTCTGGAAATAATTCATCGACTACTTTTTCAGCTAGCATATTAGCAATCTTAAGTTTGTCATAGCCTTTCATTTTTTCACAAACTTTTTTAGAATCTGCTTCTAATTTATCTTCAGCAATTGTTACTTTCTTTAAACGGCTAATTTTATTCATAATTAAAAAATATCTCCTTCTTATGCAAACAATAGTTCTAATACTTTGTTATAGATAGGCATTACATAATCAGTCTTATATTGCTGTAATTCATTTTCTTCAACTGTTGCATCTTCGTTTTTAGCATATTTTTTTAATACAGTCGTTGAACTATTTATAATATTATTATATATAGTCGAATTAATATCTTTTATAGATTTTAGGCTAGCTGAATATAACGAAAAATCATATTTATCAATAATATATTGTTTATCATATTCTTTATCTGAAATTTTTGTCTGTTCTTCAGTTGTTAGTGTTGGTTTAAAACCAGATAATACTGTTGTAGCCATTGTTAATATTTCTTTATCCGTAAAAGCCATAGTATATACCTCCATTTTTATAACTTCAACAATGTAATACAATATTTTTAATTTATTATATTCGTATAAAGGATGTGAATAAATTGTGATTAGATTATCATTTAATTTTCATAATTACATTATGAATATGAATAATAGTAATATACGAGAGTTAAGTAAAGAATGTGAATCAAAATATGAACATGAATGTCTAAAAAATAATTTACAAGATACGTCTACGAATAATACATATGATTATGTTATATTTATTGCAAATTATCTAAAAAACAAATATAATCTTTCTGATAGTTATTGTATGACAGATGAATTCAGTAATTTTTGTAATAAATTAGCTGAGGGTGATTATACATTATTAGATGACGGTGATGACTGATTTTAATTGGAGTGATAAAAAAATGAATAAAAAATTATTAGCTTTTTCTATGAATGTTACTCAAGATGAATTAATACATTTAACAGAATTAATTGATTCTATTAAAAACAATAGAAAATTTGATGAACTTAGTTTACAAAAGCAAGTTAATATTGCGAATGAGCTATTAAATCAAGCGTGGGAAGATGCTTTGCATAATAGTATTGACGCGGTTGATACAGAAAGTGATGAATTTTCACAGCTATTTAACGATAAATTAAAACAGTTAATTATAAATAATTTAGACTATTATGAACAAAAAGCAATTACTGCTAGCTGCTTAAATAAACGTTATACAAGACTTAAAAAATGTGCAGATAGTATAGATGAAATTCGTTCTTTTCTAAATATAGATGCGTTAGCTGAAGCAGTAGAAGAAAAAATAAAAACAGAATTTTTTGGTCCAGATGCTAGTCCAGAAAGTGTTGATATCGCCGGGATTAAGTCTGCGATAGCTGACGCAGTTATGGATATGATAAACGATTATATATATCCAGATAAGTCTTGTGATACTAATGATTGTTTGGCAGAAGTAATTAGCTGTTTAACTAACATTATTATTACAAATTTATTATAATAAAAAATAGACTAATACAAATTTGTATTAGTCTATTTTTTTATATTAAATGTAATTCATTAATTCTTTGAACTATATATTTTTGTGGCACGAAGAACATATAACTTAATTTATTAACAATTTGCATTTTTGGAAGATGTTTTAATTTTTTAAATTCACTAGAAAAAATTGTTTTGTCCATTAATAATATCATCGCAAATTTGTTTAATTCATTATTTTTAATTATATGCTTTGTGCTATTAATGTTATTAGCAATATAATATCCAATACTATTCGCGATTGTAACTCGTTTCATTGCATTATTAATTGATTTATTAAGACAAATAATTTTATTACCATATGTTTTTTTTATACATTCATTCGGCATAGACGTATATATTATACCATTAATATCCATGGGAAATTCTTCAAGTTCTAATATAACAAATCCAAGTTTTTTGCTATTGTGACTATTGGTATTTCTATTGCATATGATGTATTTGTTTTATCCATTAATGATGTTATTTTTTTTCTAATATATTCATATTTAATTCGCTTATACTAAACTATTATTCAATATTATTTATAAACTTATCAAACTGTTCGCCAAAAATTCTATCAAAATCATCTGATAAACAATGATTTACAATGAAACTGAAACCATGACCATTTTTACCTGGTTCTTTACTAAATACTTCACTATCAATTTTATTAATTAATTCTTGTTTCTCTTCATTCGATAGATTGTTATATAACTCTTTTACATCTTCTGGAAAAGCATCAAAAATAGCATCAATAGTTTCTTCTTCAAAAGAATTATCTAAACCATATGAAATTTTACCATTAAGAAAGAAGTCAATTGCACTCATTTCATCATAATAATCTGCATTTACTATTTTTTTCATGTCTTCTTCTTGTTCGTCATATTCTTCTTCTACACCATGTACAGACTCAAAATAGTCATCCCATAAAAATGAATCATCAAGCCATTCTGCACATAAATTAGTTACAGCTGGTGAATCAGAGTTCTTAACAAAGAACTTAAACAGACGATTAACATCTTCTTCATTAATTTCTGCTAATCGTTTAATCTTATTCATAATTCTATTCATTATTTTATTTGCCTCGTAATGTTGTAATATATTTCTCGATAGCTAAATCAATCATATCATAAAAGCAGTTAGCAAATTCTTCGCTTTCTGTATCAGCATCTTCAATTGTATCTGCGGCTAAATCATAAGCTCCGTCGAGAACTGAGTTTGTAAATTCTTCCCAGTCTTTATCACTAGAACAATTTAGTGCATCAACACTTACAGTCATACTATTATTTTTGGCTAAATTATAAGTATGTTCTTTCACAAGAGCAATTTCTTCCGGTGTTACTTCCATTTCATTACCGCCTTATTCATTATTTTTTGTATTCTATTTGAAATATATAAATTATGCAATTTATTATTACTTTTCACACATATATATTATACTGTATAATGATAAATAAATAAAAGAGGTAACGTAATTCATACGTTACCTCTTCAAAATAATCTAAATTATTTTGTGTTAAGAGTAATCTTAGCGCAAGCCATTGCATTAACAACAGAAGCACCAATTTCTTCATAGATGACCCAACCAAGACGGAGGCTTTCTGGCTTATCAGCTGGAATAACCTGAATGTCCTGACGAATTGGCATTACGCCAACGAACTCTGGGTCAGCGAGAACATAAACAGTGTTAAGAGGAACTTTCTTACTGATAAGAATATCAGCTGTCCAAATGTGACCAAAGAGACCAGTCTGGAGAACTTCATACTGGGTTACTGGGTCAACATCGTTGCGGTCCCAAGCACGAATATCAGCAAAAGCCTGTGCATTCATTACAATCTTTGTAACGATTAGGTCATGCTGTTCAACCTGTGCGAACGCATTCTTAAGAGCTTCACGAGTAAGACCAGTTGTTACCTTAACTTCAGCATTTACAGCTGTAGCAGCGGTATCGATAAGACCAAGAATTGTCTCATCTTCAACAGCCATGATATCAGACTTAGCACGAACCTGTGCACGGTCGATAACGTTGAAACGACGTTCTTTAACCTGGGAGAAACGAACCTGTGGATAAGAGATTACTTCGAAAGTTGGAACCTGAATACGGTCACCTTCAATAATCTGGTCTGGAGCTTTACCACGTTTGCTGATGACGAATGCCTTAGCATCTACATCCTTATCATATACTGGAAGAGCGCCCTGTGGTAGTGGGTCAACCATTAGAAGTTTACGACCAATTCCCTGATAATCAAGGGAAGTTCTAATTGGGTTAGCCATAGCCTGAGCAAGAGCTGTACGACCCTCTTCACTTTCAAGTGCTTTCGCAATTAAAAATTCTTTTTGTTCAGTTGAAAGACTCATAATTATTTACCTCCGTTAATTACATGTAAAGAATGAATCCGAGATACTGACCGCCATTAGCAGCAGCGCCTGCGAACGCATACATATTACCATTTGTATACTCACCGATATAAGTTACAACGCCAAGAGCTTTTGCACCTGCAACGGTTGAGTCAAACTTAACAATTTTACCGTCTTTATCAGAAGTAACCTGGTCTCCAACAGCGAACTTATCAATAGTAGCACCAAGACGTGCATCCTGAACATAATATTCGCCACCGCGGAAATAGAAGCTAGCTTTGCCAGAAGCATTTACCATATCATGTAAATCTTCACGGAAAAGACCAACAGCATTTGCGCCACCAGCTGCTGCGGTCGTTACACCATCAGCTGCCATTGCTGCAAAACGACCACAAAGCTCTTCATTAGCTTCGCCGTTTGCACTCTGTGCTGCCGCAACGAGTGTTGCAGATACGTTATGAGCGCCGTTAATGTCGCCTTCATAACCTAGACGTAAATAATCAGTTGTTACATAAGTTGGACCAAAATGTTTCATTCCACCTGCTGACATTTAAATACACCTCCGAAATGTATAAAAACACATGAAGCGTATTATCGTTAACAATAAATAATTATGAGGATTTTTTATGAGTCCGGTTTAAAGCAAAATATATAATATGTTACCCCATTATTTATAATCATTGAAAATACTATTGATTAAAGTTTTTTATTTACTTATGTGTTTTTCAAAAAGAAAATATATTGTATATGTTTTTATATAACATATACTTCGAAAAATATTTTTACAGTAATATTAATATCTTCTTAATCTTTTATTTACGTAAAAATATAATTATCATTTACGTTTTTTAGAATAAAAAACTAGTAGGCTTATATAACATACCTACTAGTTTTTTTAAAAATATTTTTATTTTTTACTAATTGTTGTCCAATTAAAGTCTTTAAACATGTCACTGATAGAGTTGGAAGATTTAAATTGTTCGGAACTACCCATTACTAATGGTTTTTTTAGGCCTTGTAAATTTTCAAATCCAGGTAACGATTTCTGTTCATGTATACTAGCATGACGAGATATCGCTTTTCTAGCTGACTTCATATCTCTTGTCGTACTTGTTTCATTTTTTATATTATTCGGAATAGAACCTAAATAATTCGCCAATGATTCTTCTAATTCATTTTGATTATTAGTAAATGTACGAGGGTCTACATTCGCAGAATCATATTTTACTTCACTAAGTTTACGGCTTTCACCTGAAGATTCAGATACAGAAGGCGTACTTGGTGCGGTACCTTTAAGTCGAAGTGAACCAAGCATTTTTTTTGCTTCGATTTCTTCATCTGACAGTCCAGCATAATCATCATCTTTTTCTTTTTCATTAGCTAATTCAACAATATTACCATCATCAGAATAATTAATTACATCTTGTTCATACTGACGCATCTCTTCATCATTTAAAGATGATAATTTTACAATTTCTAAATCTTTATCATCAGCATCAATCATACCTTTACTAATAGCTAAATCCACTAATTCATTCGCAACTTTTTCTTTCATGTTTGCAGTCATATTATTAGTAATTTTATTTTCAAGCTTATCAATTTTATGCTGCAACTTTTCTTTTTCAACATCAATTGTATCTAATTTAATAGTTGTATCAATATCATTTTGTTCTATAGCGGCTTCAACTTTTTCTGGATTTGACGATGATGATTCTAAAGGATTTACTTCTGTTTCTGTTGTATCAACATATGCTTCTACTAACTTTAATTCTTTATCTGCGTCATCAAAAGTATATCGTTCTTTAGTATTATCTTCCCAATTAATCGCGAGCTTAGTCTTGCCAATAAATGCTACTTTACCATTTATTTTTTCTTCAATATGTTCTACTTTATCTCCGACAGAAAATAATTGTTTGTTATGTTTCTCGGGTGTATCATTAATAACTTCATGTTCAGTCGCTCTATTAACAATACATGTAATAGGAATAGCATTACTAGATTTATTACTATTTTTGTTATTATAAACTTTAAGTTTCAAATAAATTCAGTCCTTTCTTTAAACATTACCTTGCATTTTTAAGCCATCTTTTGTTGTTTCGTCTTTATCATCATCTGGTTTATTAGAACTATCTTCTGTATCATCTGTCTCTTTTATATTTTCTTCAAGCTCATCTTCAGAATCTTCTTCCGTTGGTGTAGAAGACGCTGGAGGCGGAGTAGTTGTAGATGGAGCAGCAGGCGCTGGCGGCGTAGTCAGTGTAGTAGCTGGTGTTGTTTGATTATTACTTGTTTCTTGATTTACAGTAGTTAATGATAATTGCTCATTACTATAATTGGGTGTTAAATCAAAATTTTCTAAATCAAATATAATACCATAAATTTGAGCTGATGCAGAATCTAAAATTTTTTCTTTCTGCTGTAATTTAGTTAATAAAGTTTCATTACTTTGCATCATTTTCTCAGATTGTGTTAGCTGAAATTTATAGTTTTCTATACTTTTTAATACGCCACGGCCAGATTGAACAAGATTATTAATTGAATTAATAATTATTTTTGTATTATCTGCTTTTCTTATTAACCGTTTCAAAATATTTTTCACATCCTAATATTTATAAAATAAATAACCAATCTATAAACGATTAGATTGGTTATTAAATATTCATTTAATTAAGACCAAGGTAAATCGCTTAGTCCTTTAGAAAAAGTTGTTAGTTGTCCTTCTGCCGACCGTTGATTCTTCTCGTTCTTAATATTATACTCAATTTGTGAATTATATTTAGAATGAGTTTGTAATCCAATGCAGCCGGACCTATTCGCAACTTTTTCAAGAATTTTTGCTTGTGGGTCAGCACCAATGCTTACCATACTGTCTTCAAAGAATGTTACATTTTGATTGATTTCCCATACAGGTAAGTTCTGGAATGTGGAACCTTTAAAATTAATAATATGTTCGCAGAACTCGTCTTCAGAATGTGCTTCATTACCGCAAATTGAACATACGGAAGAACCACATCTACATCCCATGGAAGTACACGTTGCATATCCCATTTCTATAGCTCTAGCTAGCTCGGGATATGCCTTACGGTCAATTGCTTTTAACAGTTCGACGTATTTACCGTCTTCGTTATAAACCGCATCCAATATAATGCCACGTGCATCTTCAACGTTCTCATTCTGATGATTAACAAACGTCGGCTTACCAATAAATGTTTTATAAGAGCGTTCTAGTTCTTCATCAGAAAAGAAATCACCATTATCATTTGCGCCACGTGTTGTATAAGCATATCTATCAAAATTTTTAAGATATTCATCCATAGGAATTACTTCAACATGATGTGCATCTTCTTCAATAACATTGCCTGCAGATACTGCACGATTTCTAATATATAAAAAGTCCTCTGCTTTTGGTGCGATAATTACTTTCTTTGCAGTTCGTACCATTGGCGTAACTTCTAATGTTTTTGACTGTCTGAGTACATTAAAGTCTGGTTTAACATTTGTTAATAGTGTTATTGTATCATTCTTAGCAAAGTAATCATTTACTTTAAATTGTCCTCCAATTTTAAATAGCATTTATATGTTCACCTCATAATAAGTTATATGCAAATATAAACTGTTTTGCTGATTTTAGAATAAAAGAAAAGAGCAGAAATATATAACATTTCCACTCTCGTATATACATTAGTTTTTATTGGTTAATTCATACATAATTTATTCATCGATATAATCACTGAATGCTGTATAGCCAAACCATACTTCAACACCATCAGATACTTCTTTGATATCTTCAACTTTAGTATCATGTAACAGTTCATTTTCATCAAGCTCAAGCCAATCAGCATCGCCAGACATTTCATTAGCAATATCTAATAACGTTTCATAAACTTTATCAGCACCTAAATAATTAATCAATTCATCTTTTGAAAATGATTTAAACTGCGCATAAAGTTCATCCGGCGTTTCAGAAGGTACTTTTACACCATAATTAATTGATGCAGTATATACACCATTAGATTCTCCAATATTATAATCAGCTTCTAATTCTTCAAAATCGATTGATGCTTGCATATGTAATCTATGCTTCTTAACCGTTTTACAACTATTCTTTTCAAGAATATATTGTTTTAGTATAGATGGATATTTATTACAGAAATAGTCACTATATTGAATCTTATCTTCTTTATCTTCATCAGAAAGACCATCAACATCTATATGCTCTCTAGCATCATCAAAAGCTTCTTGCCAAGCTTTATTGTTTATTTCATTTAATGTTACATCATCAATTTTATCAAATACTTCGTTTGGTATATCATCTTCATCAAACATTTCCATAATAAATGGTCTGATATTATCATTTGCAGCAGTTGTTGTAATAGCTGGTCTATTAATCATAATAGAACTTTCGCCGAGATAGCCTTCAGCTTTAAGTATGTCAACTGTCCGCTGTAACCATTCATCCCAGTTTGCATCACAATTATTAATATCGCCAAGGTCTTCATATAAACCGACTTGCATATCATCAACTAAAGAATAAATTAAATTATTTGTTGGTACAAGTGGTAAATCAGCAATAAGTCTCTTTGAAATTACGAATTGCATATTCGCTAATTGCACTTTTGACCGATTATTATCACCGCCAATTGTTTGTAGCTCGACTTCTTTATGCATTCTTGGTGACGTATGATTAGCTTTCTTTATCAAGATTGTTTTCCTCCATATATATATCATTTAACTCAGATAATTCTTTATCAATATATTTTAATTTTTTCATATTAAATTTATCAGGTAAATAATATGATAGTGCATGAATGTATTCATTATCATATATACCAATTTTTCTGTTAATAAATCCATTATCAGTATTACTAACGATTGATAATTTATCTTTATTTAAAATAATATCGAATATAGAATTTAGAACATTATCATTAGTTATATATGCTATACCATTCGAATCGGATGCAATTAAACCTACGAAATTATCTGTAGTTATATCATAAATATATCCAACATTCATTTTGCATCATTCTCCTGCTTAGTAATAAATACTTTATTCAATATTTTATTGACTTCGTTATATGCTTCTAAATCGGTATTATATAATAAATCTTTATCCAATATAAATTCAATAATACATGACATAAAATATTCTTGATATGATAGTTCGCTACGAGAAGAATAAAATTTATGTTCAAATAAATAAGAATCATCAGCAATATATCGATTCATTAATAACTTAGCAAATCTATCTCTCCAGAACGTTAAATCCAATGAACATAATTTATCTTTCATTAAATAATAAATAATATTATATAAATAATCATTAGATATAATAATAAGTCCAGCATCATTGTCTTCTGTTGCAATAATAGTTTCGTCTTGAACAAATTTAATGAGCTTTGTCGTAATGAACTCTTTATAACTATTTAATCTAAAACTAATTTTTGTTAAATTTGAGATTAAGCTTACAGGTATGTCTATATATTTAATTCCATCAATTATTAATGTCTTTTTATCTTCATTATAAATGAATGCAACATTACAATTTTGATGGTCATAAAAATATGGTAACATAGCTTTTAATTCATCTGCAGAATATTTTATTTTTGATAAGCTCTCACAATATTCACAAGCACTAATTGGTTCTATAGATATATCATTAATATTGTTTTCGATACAATATTGTACTTGTAATTTCATAATAGTATTTTTAAGAAATATAGAAATCATTTCGATTATCTGAGTATATAATTCATTATTATGTTCAAAATAATTAATTGCTTCTGATAATGTTTTTATAAATTTATTTATATCTTCTATATTAAAACCATTTTTTGCCGTTGTACCATAAATATTTTTATAAATAGTTTTCGAATAACAATTTAATAATGTACCTATTAAACCGGATAACGCATCTAAATCATTATTAGATTTAAATGCGTTATATTCATCTTTTAATTCCGAGTCAATAGCAACAATTACAGGTCGAAAACATTTTGGTAATATTTGTTCCATTCTGTTCTTGCTCCTAGCTTACTTTTTTATTATTTTTACTTTTGGAGTAGTTTCATCTTTTTTTTGTTTAAAGAAATCGGCTACTTTTTTCATTCCGCTATTTAAACTACTTTCTGTTTCATTTGGTGCTGGTGCAGCAGCTGGCGGCTGCGCAGGCGGTGTGATTTCTCCAGCCAATGGTCCTGTTTTAGGTTTTTCAGGGTCGAATACGGTCCCACGTTCAGCGAGCAGATTTTTACGTTCTGTTTCTGGGTCCAATCCAATAATACGCTGAACAGTTTCCGTAGAAATTAATCCTTTCTGATTTAATGCTTGAATTAATGTAACGGCAGATTGATTACTTGTTAAATCTTGTCTTGCCCAACGAATATCAGGAATAATTAATTCCATTCTTCCTTTACTTGCTAATCTACGCTGTTCTTTGCTAGATAAATGTTTTCTAGCAATTTCCCCTTCAGCTGGTTTATAAAATTCTTGAATTTCAGCAATCGGTTTATAAACTTTCTGCTTTATCCAATGTTCTAGCTTATATCGATAACTCATATATCTTTGAGCTAACGCATTCATGCCGACCTGTGCATTTGCATATGTTGGACCGTCTCCATTCAACAGTGCTTCATTTATACCAAGTCCATTCATTAATTCTTTTTGAATAAAATCAAATTCAGTATTTAATGGAAGTATTTTTCCAGATGAACCAACATAATCTAACTGAATGCCATAATGATATATCATGAAGCTCATAGGGTCTTCATCTGACATCATTAGCATATCTCGTACAGCATCTAATTCAGCTTGTGTCGGATATGGTTCACCAGGTGTACCTATCTTAGCTATGCGAATAGGGAAAATATGTCTATTCGCTATTGCATCTTGTGCACCACGTAACTTATCTTTATAAATTAAAGTTTTAAAACAACGCATCATTAATGGTGTTCCCCATGATTCGTAAGACGATGCTTTATGAGCAATATGAGAAACGAGCCGATTATCTAATGTAATATTTCTATTCTGTTTTATCGCTCTAATTACATCATCAGGCAACTGATTATAAAGCGAAGCATTCTCACCACGTGGACCCTCATTTACAATAGCTGTAATTTGTTCATCTGGTATTAATTCTATAATTGATTCGTCTGCAAGAACTGATGATTTAATATTAATATAATCTGGATTTAATACAACAAATTTTTCCCACATACCAGACGATTCATTTAATTGTCCGAACGGGAATACATCACCGAGCTTCCAATATTCATGTCCTATACATAGTAGTAGATTAATTATATCAAGCTGGTCAAAAGCCATATAATCAAAAAACTTTTTTATTGAATCATCTGCACATTGATTATTAAATTCAGATATAGGATATTCTGTATGTAAATCAATTGCTGTTCCAATAATTGGTTCAGTACGATAAAAATGACGACACCATTCATTACGTTCACGTCTATCGCGTGGTAACATCATATTTGTAGCTTGGAATAATGGATGATAGAATGTAGGATTACCCATCCTAATATTCATTCCCATTGCACCGGATGTACCCATACCACCTGTATATGCAGCTGTTTTTTTCATTTTACGCTGAATATTTTTTGGTAAGTCATTTTTTTCTAACATAGATGTCTTTGTAAATCCGCCTTGGCCATATTTTCTATTTGACGAATTAATGTTCCTAAATTCATTTTCTAAATTGGTTGTAATAATATTTTTCAATTCGGAATCACTTTCCTTATAATTTAAGCCTTCTCATATTTATATTACTAAATAATTGAATAAAAAATAAGTATATATTAATAATAAAAGACCGTTCACGAACGGTCTTTTATTTTATTTTTTGGATATATGCTTTTCATCAATACTAATAATATTACCATTATCCAATTCAATTTCATACATCTTCTTTGCGTCTACATCATATGGTCCATATAAAATAGAACCTGTGCCTTCTTTACATTCTACCTTATCCCCAGTCTTGAATATAATCTTGTTCTTTTTCTTTTTCATCGTTGTAGAAGCTGTTTTTTTCGGTAGCATTCTAGCATCAGAAAAATATTCTGCTAAATCATCATCCATATTGTTCATTAATTTGGAATCGTCGTCAGAATCTTCTTCTTCATATAAATCATCTGTTACGAACTTTTTTTCGTCATATGAATTATAATCTTCATTGTCTTCACTATAATACATAATTTAAGTCTCCATGTTTACATAAAAATGTGTATTGCATATATATTATACACAATACACACCAGTTAATTAATTATTACTGTTATTAATATCAGATTCGATATCTTTAATCATTCCGTCTGGAATAGCTTCAACCTTATCATCAGAAGAATAACCTGTAATTGCGATTACTGTATCATAATCAATTGTAATATTTACTTGGCTTAAATCTTCTTCTGTATATTCATAAGGAGCCAATTCATTTATACTTAATTGTTTTACTAAAAATCTATCAGATACTTGTTCATAGCCTAATCTAGCCATTTTTTTCTTAAACATATCTGGGTCAACTAATGTGATATTCAATTTTACAATATCTGAATCGGCTTCCTTATATAGTGCTTTTGTCTTAGAATTTAATTTTTTTTTAAACTTGCAGTTTTTGTCATTACACCACGTTCAACAAGATAATCACGAAGATTAATCATATTGAATTCGATTGCATGAGCTGAGAAAAATCCAATAGCATCTTTAATAACTTCTTCTGTTGGCTTAACACCCATGAACTGAAGCATTTCTTTTACATGCTCTTCATCGATTGAATAGCCAGCAAAAATTAATGAGGACTTCATGCCTGTTTTGTTAAATGTACGTAAATCAATTCTATCCATTATATTTTTACCTCCAAAGGAATTATTCCTTATGAAAAATTTCTTCTGTATCTGTATTAACTCCGAATTCTGCGCCGCAACTCTCACAAATTACGCCTTGAAAATTGCCATAGTTATCGGATAATACTAATTCTTTCTGACCACATACAGGACATACCTGATTCTTAAAAATGTTGGAATCTTTTTCATCTAATTCTACAATTACATCTTCTGATTCATCTACATCTTCTACATCTTCTGTAGGTACTTCTACATCTTCATCAACTTCTACAACTGGTTCATCAACGTCAACGACAGTATTTTCTACAACAGCTGGTACATCATCAACAACCTGAGTAATTTCTTCAATTGGCTCAACAGATACTTCTTCGGTAACATCTTCTGGAATATCATCTTCAACTACTTCATCAACGACTTCTTCATCTTCGACTTCATTTAGAATGTCGTCTACAGCATCAAGAATATTCTGTTTTAGTGAACAACGTCCTTCTGGAGTGGAGATATCAACTGTATGCTCGAGCGCAATTTCTTCTGCTGCAGCATCAGCTTCATCTTCAACATGCTTCATTTCTGCTTTATCGCTTTCTAAATCGAAAGCATTACCTGGATTTGTTCTAGCATATAGCTGTTCAACTGCTGCAATTTTTTCTTGCAGGCTTGCAATTGTATTCTGTAATGATTTAATTGATACACGCATAGCTTCAGTGCCATCAGCGCCTTCGCCTTCTGTACCTTCTGCTGGTGCATCTTCACCTTCAGCACACTGGCATATACCGTCTTCACATTCGCATTCGTCGCCACATTCACATTCGTGTTCTGGAGTAACTTCTTCTGTTAGAACTTCAACTGCATCTTTTGGCTCTGGTGTAGATTCAAGGACTTCACGAACATCTGTTTGTGCTTCTTCTCTACAATCAACGCGCTGACAATTTGGAATATCGGTTTTCACTTCATCAACTTCCTCTTTTTCTGGTTCTTCAGGAATATTTTCAATTTCAGTAACATCTTCAATATCAACTGGGATTTCATGTTCTTCGACAACATCATCTTCAGGTACAGGAATATCCGAAGAGTCTTCCATTGTGTCTTCTACAATAGCTGCAGTTGTTTCTTTGTCTGCTTCATCAAGCTGATTTGTTTCTTCTTCAGCCATGTGCAGCATCTTTGCTACTTTATCAAGGTCAGCATCAGATAATTCACATTTTGCAGCAACAATTTTAGAATCATTTAAATGAGCGTCAACGTCTTCTACTGAATTAACATTTTTAATTGTTGTAACAACATTGCCATATTCATTTAAAACATCAGCTTCACTACTTTCAGGGTCGAGCTGAACATAAAATTTATTATCATTCCACATTACTGTTGGTAATGATTGTACATTAATTTCAGCTTCTGTGCTTAATTCAGACTGGGTATCAGCCTGTTCTTCATGCTGTTCTTCATTCTTATCATCTTTGTTTGCAAAAACATTAATAAAGGTTTCTAACCAGCTTGAATTACTTTTAGTAATCATTTTTCCACATCCTCTTTGTTGTTATGTTATTATAAAAAAATATACTCAAAAACTATATAGCATTTATAGCGCCAAATATTACTTTTTATATTCTTTAAATATAATTATATATAATTTTTATTGCTGTAATGACCATTCTGGATTATCTCTAGGCTTCTCAAACTCCCATTCTCTTGATATCGTTGAATTATATTGTTTTTTTGTTATATCATCATTATACACAGTATTTTGATAATCATTAAATAAAACACCCAACGGAATTGAATACATTGTAGTAGAAAAACCAGCATCTGGAATCATATAATCGACATCAAATCCATCAACTTCATCTGCTTGTTTTACTAATGCAATTTGCTGTTTAGTTAATAATCTTTTCATTATATCACCATTTAAAAATCATTGTTTCCTAAAAATAATTGTTGTTTTTGATATGGCGTATGCTGTTGTGATAATTTATAATCATGCATATCAACAATTAATTTATTTGCTCTATATATAAAATCTGATTTATGTTTTGCTACATTTTCCGCGCTTAGTATATCTTTAAATGCCAATAGTATATCAATATACATGCTAAATGCTTCTTCAAAATCCGGTCCGTCATAAAATGAAGATGAACAAAAATCATGTTCTTGTATTATTGAAAAATATAATTTATTTGATGATAATCTAGCAATAAATTCTATTGGTTCTCCCGATTTCGTATTAATAGAATGTAAACAAATATACTCACCAGATGCTTGTTTTATTAATCTTTTCATTTCTACTACCTATAAAAATATAAAAAACAGGTCTGAAATTAATCAGACCATATTTCACCTTGCGAATAAGGAATATTAGATTGCGGATATGGTGGCTTTGTATTCGGTTCATCAAAATTTGGTTCAGTAGTACCAGGTATTAATAACATAGTTTTGTCATTATATACTTTATCGTTCTTATTTACTTCATCATCTTTATGATATTTTTTAAATACATTGTCTTTCAATTCACGTTCTAATTGTTCATATTCAATGGATAGAGGGTCGTTCATCGCATTATACAATGAACGATACCCTTTCTTTAACAATCTCTTCATAATACTACCTTCTTATTTATGAAGATATTTCTTTAATTCTTTTACAATATTTTCTAATTCGTATGCAGTTTTTGCTTCTGCTACTGATGCGGTTAATGCTTTTTCCTTCTTATCAGTGATTAATAAACCTGCTTTTGCATGATTTATACTGCTTATTAATGTTTTCTTCACAATTTTGAGTTTACCATTTAAACTATCTTCTTTTGC